CTATCCCGATAAGGCGCAATACTGGGCTTGATATTGGTGAAGCAGACTTAACAGCCGATGAGGCTGTTCAGCGTCTTGCAATTCGTTCATCCCGAACCAGTAAGATTTTTCGGGAGAAAACTCCATGGAACCGTAAAGGTCGCCTGTTCCATACGGAGTAGGACTATACGGTTCGATAAATCTAAACGCTATCTCCCCGAACTGAATATGCTCCGCCAGGCTGACAACACCCCAATCCGAGCTGTTGGGATCATTGGGGTCGGGTAGGTCAGTTCTCGCGAGATCAAAAGTGATGCCGAGAGTTCGTATGCCTTGAGCTGTCGTTTCTTCAGCCACGGCAGTCAGATTGCAGCCGCGCACATCAATATAGTTTCGAAAACGTATTTCAGGGAAGTATTCACGACTGCCAATCTTGTTTCCTCCCTCGATCCGTCGGGTCTCGGAAGATTTCTCTATTTCTTGAGCAAGCGATGATTGGGCGTCTTGCGCTAGTGAAATTTCAAGGGGAGTGAATACCAATAGGCTTGAAAATACTATGTTTCTCATAGGTTTCCCGACTTTATGTTTCTTCTTCTATAAAGGAGCGCGAAGCGAGATAGAATGATCACAACCGAAATTTTAGAACCAGTCGTTAAGTTTTGATTGGGCTACGCGTTACCAAGTGTGGATTTAGCTGTTTCCAACCGTTGCCCACCCCCCGTACGCTCCATTCCCGAGGCTTAAACGTCTTTCCCTCATAACTCCTTTCAACAAGCCGGGCAGAGCGGCGGCAGAAAGGAGCACAGATGGTATTCGATTTCTTGCGTCGTGGATCGGCTGAAGCGGCGCCCGAGGCAAAAGCAAGCGCGGCTGGGCCGGTGGTGGCGTGGCAGACGGGCGGGCGCGTAGCCTGGAGCCCCAGGGACGCGGTGTCGCTGACGCGGACGGGGTTTTCAGGGAACCCGGTGGGGTTTCGTTCCGTCAAGCTGATTGCCGAGGCGGCGGCGGCTTTGCCGTTGGTGTTGCAGGATCAGGCGCAGCGGTTTGATACCCATCCGATCCTGTCCCTGATGCGTCGTCCGAATGCGGCGCAGGGGCAAGCGGAGTTGATGGAGGCTCTGTTCGGGCAGTTGCTGCTGTCGGGCAATGCCTATGTCGAGGCGGTTCAGGCAGAGGAAGGCCTGCCGGTCGAGCTGCATGTGTTGCGCTCGGACCGGATGAGCGTCGTGCCGGGGGCGGATGGATGGCCCAAGGCGTATGACTATGCGGTTGGTGGCAAGAAGCATCGGTTTGCGGCGGAAGCCATCTGCCATATCAAATCGTTCCACCCTCAGGATGACCACTATGGGTTCTCGCCCATGCAGGCGGCTGCGATGGCGATTGATGTACATAACAGCGCGTCGCGATGGTCGAAGTCGCTGCTGGACAATGCGGCGCGGCCTTCGGGGGCTTTGGTCTGGAAGGGTGATGGCCACGGGGTGATGGGCGAAGATCAGTTCCGGCGTCTGTCAGACGAGATCGAGGCGAACTATCGCGGGGCGCGCAATGCAGGCCGTCCGATGGTTTTGGAAGGGGGGCTGGATTGGAAGCCGATGGGGTTCTCTCCGTCCGATATGGAGTTTCAAAAGACCAAGGAAGCCGCCGCCCGTGAGATCGCGCTGGCCTTTGGGGTCCCGCCGATGCTGCTGGGGATCCAGGGCGATGCGACCTATTCGAACTATCAGGAGGCCAACCGGGCGTTTTATCGCCTGACCGTGTTGCCCCTGGTGACGCGGGTGGCGGCGGCGGTGTCGGAGTGGCTGGTGGGCTTTACCGGTGAGGATTTGATGCTGAAGCCCGATCTGGATCAGGTGCCTGCGCTGTCCGCAGAACGGGATGCGCAATGGGCGCGGGTCAACGGGGCCGACTTCCTGACCAACGCCGAGAAGCGTGCCTTGCTGGGCCTGCCGGAGCGTGCGGATGGGTGAGGGGTATCCCTCGTTCGAGTGCGCGCCGGGTCTGCGTCTGGCCGCGCATGAGCGGGTGGCCGAGATCCAGCATGCACATCTGTGTCGGCGTCTGGATCAGATCGAAGAGATGATGGAGCGGCTGGAGCGCCGGCTGTGGCTGACGGTTTATGGCGTGGCGGCGGTGATTCTGGCACAGGCGTTTCAATCTCTCTTGGTGGTAGCGCCATGAGTTCAATGGGTTACGTGGAGAAGTTCATGGATTTGGAACATAAGTTCGCACGGTTCGGCGACGGTTTGTCGGTTACGGATGATGCGGTAATCGAGGGCTATGCCAGCCTGTTTGGGCAGGTCGATCAGGGCAGTGACGTGGTGCAGCGTGGCGCCTATCGCGGTTCGCTTGACAGGTTGGCCAGGGCGGGGCAGCGCGTCAAGATGCTGTGGCAGCATGATCCGGCGCAGCCCATCGGCGTGTGGGACGAAGTACGCGAGGACGACAAGGGCCTGTGGGTCAAGGGGCGTCTGCTGGAGAGCACGCAGAAGGGCCGCGAGGCGGCAGAATTGATCCGGGCAGGTGCGATGGATGGTCTGTCGATCGGCTACCGCACCAAACGGGCCGTGAAGAATGACAGGGGCCAGCGGGTCCTGACCGAACTGGAGCTGTGGGAGGTGTCATTGGTGACCTTCCCGATGCTGCCCAGTGCGCGGGTGGCGGCGAAGGGAAGGACACCTGACGCCGAGGAGGCCCTGCGCTGTATTGCCGACGTATTCAACGATGCCCGGCAGGAGCTGGCGCGGAACTAGCGCGCCTCAAAACCACTCAGAACAGGACATGCTGATGAGCAAGACCGAAACCCCGGCCTTGACCGGAGAGGGTGCGCCCCTGGTTCATGAGGTGAAGCAGGCGATGGCTGGCTTCGTGAATGAATTCAAGGGCCTGAAAGCCGAAGTTAACACCAAACTGCAACAAACAGAAGAGCGACTGACCATGCTGGATCGTAAATCAACCATCGCGGCACGCCCGCATCTTGCCGCTTCGATCGAAGACGGAGCCCCGCATCAGAAGGCATTTGACGCCTATGTGCGGTCCGGCGAAGATGACGGGCTGCGTGGCCTCGAGATGGAGGCCAAGTCCCTGTCAACAGCGGTCAACAGCGATGGTGGCTATCTGGTTGATCCGCAGACTGCCGAGACGATCAAGTCGGTTTTGAACTCGACCGCCTCGATCCGTTCGATTGCATCGGTCGTGAATGTCGAGGCAAATTCGTTCGACGTGCTGATCGATCACACCGATGTAGGTGCGGGCTGGGCTGACGAAAACTCGGCCACAGCGGAAACCGGAACATCGTCGATCGATCGCATCTCGATCCCGCTGCACGAGCTGAGCGCGCTGCCCAAAGCGTCGCAGCGTCTGTTGGATGACAGCGCCTTCGACGTCGAGGGCTGGCTGGCCGGGCGCATTGCCGACAAGTTTGCACGCGCCGAGGCGGCCGCATTCATCAACGGCGATGGCGTCGACAAGCCCAAGGGGTTGATGATCCACCGAGCGGTTCCGAATGATGGCTGGTCCTGGGGCAGCCTTGGCTATGTCGCGACCGGTATTGATGCGGGTATTGATGCGGATGCGATTGTCGATGTGGTTTATGCGCTGGGCGCGCAGTACCGGGTCAACGGGACCTTCGTGATGAATTCGAAGACCGCAGGTGTGATCCGCAAGCTGAAGGACAGCGATGGCCGCTTCCTGTGGTCCGATGGTTTGGCCGCAGGTGAGCCGGCGCGTCTGATGGGGTATCCGGTTCTGATCGCCGAGGACATGCCGGATGTGGCAACCGACAGTTTCTCAATTGCCTTTGGTGACTTCCAGGCTGGTTACACCATTGCCGAGCGTCCTGATCTGCGCGTGCTGCGCGACCCGTTCAGCGCCAAGCCACATGTCCTGTTCTACGCGACCAAGCGCGTCGGCGGCGATGTCAGCGATTTTGCTGCGATCAAGCTGGTGAAATTCGGCACCGCGTAACGCGGGCTGAATCCGGGGGGCCCTAGCCCCTCGGACGGCGGGCGCGGGCCGGAGTGAGATCCTCTGCGTTGTCTAGCTGCTCCCCTCCGTCCGAGCAACGTGGGGCGGCGCGTGCCCGCCATTTTCCAAGGATGGGGCCCTGGAGGGGTCCGAGATTGCGGAGTGAGTGGATGATGTTGATCGAAGAGACCGCCATCGCGGATGCGGCGCTGCCGGTGGATCAGTTCAAGGCGCATCTGAGGTTGGGCACGGGCTTTGCCGAGGATGATGTGCAGAATGAAGTGTTGAAGGGGTTCCTGCGGGCCGCCATTGCGGCGATCGAGGCGCGCACTGGCACGGTTCTGATCACACGGGATTTCTCGTGGAGTTTGAACAGGTGGCGCGACCCGTCGGGCGAAGTGCTGCCTGTGGCCCCGGTGGTTTCAGTGCAGGCCGTGACGCTGACTGACAAGCAAGGAGCCGAAACAGTTGCGGACGCCGCGACCTATCGCCTGGAGCATGATAGTCAGCGGCCCCGGATCCGCCCATTGGGATCCAGCCTGCCTGCCATCGAAACGGGTGGTTCCGTAAAGATTTCGTTTGTCGCGGGGATGGCGCAGGATTGGGGCGGGTTGCCTGCCGATCTTGGGCAAGCCGTGCTGCTGCTGGCGGCGCATTACTATGAATACCGGGATGAAACCTCATTGGGCGCTGGATGTATGCCCTTTGGTGTCACCAGCCTGATCCAGCGCTATCGCATGGTGCGTTTCGGGGCGGGGGTATCGCAATGAATACGCCGCATCTGAACCGTAAATTGGTGCTGGAGGCGCCGATGCGAAGTGCTGATGGGTCGGGGGGCTATACCGAAACATGGGCCGCGATGGGGACGCTATGGGCCGAGGTGACGGCGCGCAGTGGGGCCGAACGGCAGATCGCCGGAGCGTCCGTTTCGCGTGTCGGGTACCGCATCGTGGTACGCGGAGCGCCCATGGGATCTTCGGTGCGCCCCGCGCCAGATCAGCGGTTTCGCGAGGGAAATCGCTGTTTCGTAATCCGGGCCGTGGCCGAGCATGACCCGCGCGGCAAGTTCCTGACCTGTTTCGCAGATGAAGAGGTGGCGGCATGAGCTATGGCGTTTCCGCCGCTTTGCAGGCGGCCGTGTATCAACAGCTTTCAGCGGACGCAGCAGTCAGCAGCCAATCGGGGGGCGCGATCTATGATGCCGTACCCGCGGGAACCGTGCCGCAGACCTATGTGACGCTGGGCCCCGAAGAGGTGCGGGGCGCGTCGGACCAAACAGGCGCGGGCGCGATACACCGCTTCACCGTTTCGGTGGTGTCCCAGGAGGCAGGGTTCGGTGCTGCCAAAACACTGGCGGGCGCGGTGTGTGACGCGCTGGAAAATGCGCCACTCAACCTGGTTCGCGGGCGTTTGGTGGGGCTGTGGTTCGAGCGGGCCTCGGCCCGGCGCACCGGGACCGGCGGCACCATCCGCCAGATCGACCTGAAGTTCCGCGCCAGCGTGGAAGATGACTAAGCAATCAACGGAGAGAGCACATGGCTGCCCAGAACGGAAAAGACCTGTTGGTCAAAATGGATATGAACGGTACCGGCCTGTTCCAGACCATCGCGGGGCTGCGAGCCACGCGCATAAGTTTCAATGCTGAAAGTGTGGATGTCACCAGTCTGGAAAGCCAGGGTGGATGGCGCGAGCTTTTGTCCGGGGCGGGGGTCAAATCGGCTTCGATCTCTGGCTCTGGCGTGTTTAAGGATGCTGGCACGGATGAACGCGCGCGGCAGTTGTTCTTTGATGGCGAAACTCCGGCCTTTCAGGTCATCATCCCTGATTTCGGGATTGTAGAAGGCCCGTTCCAGGTGACCAGCATCGAATATGCGGGCTCGCACAACGGTGAGGCGACCTATGAGATGAGCATGGCCAGTGCCGGTGCTCTGACCTTTACGGCGCTTTGATCCGATGGCCAATCCGTGGACAGGCGAGGTGGCGCTGACCATCGATGGCGAGCAGCGTGTGCTCAAACTGACGCTTGGTGCTTTGGCGGAGCTGGAGCAGGAGCTGAATGCTGGGTCGCTGGTTGAGCTGGTGCAACGGTTTGAGGGCGGTGCGTATTCCAGTGCAGATGTTCTGGCGCTGATCGGTGCCGGTTTGCGGGGCGGTGGCTTGAACATTGCCCGGGCCGACCTGATGCATGCCGAGATCGAAGGCGGCCCCATGGCTGCCGCCAGAACCGCAGCCGAATTGTTGGCGCGCGCCTTCATGGTGCCGGAGGGCGCATGAACGGGTTCGACTGGCCTGCCCTGATGCGGGCCGGATTTCTGGGGCTGCGACTGACGCCGGATCAATTCTGGCGTCTGACCCCGGCAGAGCTGCGGCTGATGCTGGGGCAGGGTTCCGGAGCGCCCGCAATGAACCGGGCGGGGTTGGACGCTTTGCTGGCGGCCTATCCGGACAAGACACAAGGAGAGCGTGATGACAGATCATGACGGGTTTGATGACCTGCAAGAACGAGGCGAAGCGCTGGGCGATTCCCTCGGCGATGCTGCGACTATGGCGGCGGCGTTTGACAGCCAGATGAAGCGCATCAGCGCCGCATTTGAAGAGACCGGCAAGGATGTCGCCACGCTGGAGCGCGGCATGTCCAGTGGATTGCGCAAGGCCTTCGATGGTGTCGTTCTGGATGGGATGAGCCTTTCCGGTGCGTTGGATATCCTGAGGAACTCGTTGATCCAAACGGCTTATGCGGCTGCGATCAAGCCGGTGACGGACCACTTTGGCGGCATGCTGGCCAACACGGTCGGCGGGTTGGTGAAGGGAATTCTGCCCTTTGCTGATGGCGGCAGCTTCAGCCAGGGCCGGGTGATGCCCTTCGCCAATGGCGGTGTGGTCAGCGGCCCGACCATGTTTCCCATGCGCGGCGGCACCGGGCTGATGGGAGAAGCCGGGCCAGAGGCGATCATGCCGCTTGCGCGCGGGGCCGATGGCAAGCTGGGCGTGCGGACGCAGGGCGCCGGGCGTGCCGTGAATGTCGTGATGAACATTTCGACACCTGACGTGCAGGGGTTCCGCCGCTCTCAGGGGCAGATTGCGGCCCAGATGAGCCGTGCACTGGGGCGCGGCAATCGCAACAGGTAAATCAGGGAGCAGCTGATGAATTTCCACGAGGTGAGATTTCCCGCCAGCCTGAGCTTTGGCTCGGTCGGGGGGCCGGAACGGCGCACGGACATCGTGACGCTGGCCAATGGTTTTGAAGAGCGCAACACGCCCTGGGCTCATTCGCGTCGTCGATATGACGCGGGGCTGGGGATGCGGTCGCTGGACGATATCGAGACACTGATTTCGTTCTTCGAAGCGCGGCAGGGTCAGATGTTCGGCTTTCGCTGGAAAGACTGGTCGGATTTCAAATCCGGCAAGGCCACGGCGGACATCAATTTCGGAGATCAGGTGATCGCGAAAGGCGACGGAACACGCACCGAGTTCCAGTTGATCAAGACCTACCAATCGGGCGGAGTAAGCTATGCGCGTCCCATCGTGAAACCGGTATTGGGGACGGTGCGTCTGGGGCTGGATCAGGATGAGGTCCGCGAGGGCGTGGATTTTGACGTTGATCTGATGACGGGCAGGGTCACGTTTGCGGACCCGCCGCCGGAAGAGGTCGATATCACCGCGGGTTTTGAGTTTGATGTGCCGGTGCGTTTTGACACCGACAAAATCCAGACCAGTGTTGCCAGTTTTCAGGCCGGCGACGTACCGAATGTTCCAGTGGTCGAGGTGCGCATCTGATGGCTGAAGATATTAAGGGCCTGCACGCGCATCTGCAAAGCGGGTTGACAACGGTCTGCCGCTGTTGGGCGATCAAACGCACGGACGGGCAGGAATACGGTTTCACCGACCACGACATGGAGCTGAGTTTTGACGGGTTGACCTTCAAGGCCAGTACCGGCCTGACGGCCGCCGCCATCGAGCAGGCCACGGGCCTGTCCATCGACAACACGGAAGCGATGGGCGCCCTGTCTGACGCGGCCATTCGCGACGAGGATATCGAAGCGGGGCGTTTTGACGGGGCCGAAGTGCGCGCCTGGCTGGTCAATTGGGCAGATCTGGATCAGCGCGTCCTTCAGTTCCGTGGTTCTATCGGTGAATTGCGCCGCTCTGGCGGCGCGTTCCATGCGGAATTGCGTGGCCTGACCGACTTGCTGAACCGCCCTTTGGGGCGCGTTTACCAAAAGCCTTGCACGGCTGTGTTGGGGGATCGGGCCTGCCGGTTCAACACCGACACGCCGGGGTATTGGTTCGACGGTGTGATCTCGGGTTTCGATGGCGGCACCCTTTTGCATGTTGCAGGAGGTCAGACCATTGAAGAAGGCTGGTTCGAACGGGGACGCGTGGATGTTTTGTCCGGATCTGCCAAGGGGTTGTGGTCTTCGATCAAGAACGACAGGCAGACGGCAACCGGGCGCGAGATCACGCTTTGGTCCGGTTTCGGGGCAAGCCTGGCGATCGGCGACAGTGTGAAACTGCGGGCAGGATGCGACAAACGCATGGAAACCTGCCAGTTCAAGTTCAACAACTTTCTGAATTTTCAAGGATTTCCAGATCTTCCGGGCGAAGACTGGGTCATGGCTGTTCCCAAGAAAAGCAAAGCCAATAGCGGAGGCAGCTTACGATGACGATACGTAGAGAGGATATTGTGACAGAGGCGCGCAATTGGCTTGGAACGCCTTATATGCATCAGGCCTCGGTCAAAGGTGCCGGTGCGGATTGTCTGGGCCTGTTGCGCGGCGTTTGGCGCGCCGTGATCGGGCGGGAACCTGAATCTGTTCCGGCCTACAGCATGGACTGGTCCGAACCGCAGGGTGAGGAACGGATGTGGGTGGCTGCCAGGCGGCATCTGGTCGAAAAACCAATAGGCAAAATGGCATCGGGGGATGTTCTGCTGTTTCGGATGCGCGACGCAAGCGTCGCCAAGCATCTGGGCATCGTCAGTACCACGCACCCCGAGCCCCGCTTTATTCACGCGTATTCCGGCCACGGCGTGGTGGAAAACGCACTGAGCAGGCCTTGGTACCGCCGTATCGTTTCCTGTTTCGAATTCCCGATGGAGATGCATTGATGGCCACTATTCTTCTTTCTGCGGCCGGGGCCGCGCTGGGCGGTTCGATCGGGGGCACGGTTGCGGGCCTTTCAACCGCGATTATCGGTCGGGCCGTTGGTGCGACGGTCGGGCGGGTCCTTGATCAGAAGTTCTTCAACCAGTCCGTTATGGGCAGCGGCAGTGAAGTCGTCGAAACCGGCCGTATGGATCGGTTTCGGTTGACGGAAACCGGCGAAGGTGCGCCAGTGACCACCGTGTTTGGCCGTATGCGTGTGGGTGGTCAGGTTATTTGGGCTTCGGATTTTCTGGAGACCCAGACGACCACCACAGAGGGTGGCGGCGGCGGGGGCAAGGGGAAACCCAAGACCCCTGAGGTGACTACGGTCACGTACAGTTACTCGATTTCGCTGGCGATTGCGGTCGGCGCCGGTGAGATTGCCGATGTCGCGCGCATTTGGGCGGATGGAGAAGAGCAAGATCGATCCAGCCTCAACATGCGGGTTTATCATGGCACGTGGGATCAGTTGCCGGATCCTATGATCGAGGCGATTGAAGGCGCTGGAACGGTTCCAGCATATCGCGGAACCGCCTATGTCGTGATCGAGGACTTCCCGCTCGGCGCTTTTGGCAACCGGGTGCCGCAGTTTTCATTTGAAGTTGTGCGCCCCACGCAGCGGGACATGCCCGATTATGGTAGTGCATTGCCTCAGATCGTGCGCGGGGTCGCCATGATACCGGGGACCGGAGAATACGCTCTGGCCAGCTCTCAGGTGAATTATTCACAATCTGGTAAAAGCTGGTCTGCAAACGCACATTCCGCGTCCGGCACCTCGGATCTTGTCTCCTCGACCCGAGCGCTGGAAAGCGAGTTGCCCAATTGCGATGCTGCATCATTGGTGGTGTCGTGGTTCGGCGATGACCTGAGATGCGGACACTGCAAGATCCGGCCAAAGATCGAACAGCGTGAGAACGACAGCAGCGATATGCCCTGGATCGTATCTGATCAGGCCCGAAGCGACGCCGGGCTTGTGGTGCGACAGAACGGCCGCCCGGTCTATGGGGGGACTCCGGCTGATGCGGCCGTGGTCGAGGCGATCCGGCATCTGAACCAATCCGGCAAACGGGTGATGTTTTACCCATTCATCCTGATGGAGCAATTGCCGGGGAACGGGCTACCTGATCCCTGGTCGGATGCGTCAAGTCAGCATCACCTGCCATGGCGTGGGCGGATCACCCTCGATGTGGCGCCGGGGCGTCCGGGTTCTGCGGACCAGACGGCATCGGCCGATGCACAGGTCGCCGCGTTCTTCGGAACAGCACGTGCGCAAGATTTTGCGATCAACCAGGGTACGAACGGATCGGGCGGCAGCGGTGGTGGCTCGGGTGGTCTGGTCAGGCCCAGACCGGGTGGTCGGCCTGACGACAGAGGGGATACCGGTTTAACTTGGGTAACCGGGGGCGGTAACCTTGGCGGGCTGCTGGGGGACAGCGGTGTCCCGGCCAAAGAAATCATCACATATTCCGGCCCTCAGGAATGGAGCCTGCGGCGTTTCATTCTGCACTATGCCATGCTGTGCAAGGCTGCCGGCGGCGTTTCGTCGTTCTGCATCTCGTCCGAGATGCGTGGCCTGACCCAGATCAGGGGGGCTTCGGGCTTTCCGGCCGTTGCGCAGCTTCGCGCCTTGGCGGCCGAGGTGCGTCAGATTCTGGGGCCGAACACCAAAATCGGCTATGCAGCGGATTGGAGCGAGTATTTCGGATACCAGCCAAAGGGCACCAGCGACAGGTATTTTCACCTCGACCCTCTTTGGGCGGACGACAACATCGATTTCATCGGCATCGACAACTACATGCCGTTGTCCGATTGGCGTGACGGTGAACATCATCTGGACGCCGAGGCCGGCGCGCCTTCGATTTACGACCTTGGGTATCTTCGCAGCAATATCGAAGGCGGTGAAGGGTATGACTGGTACTACGCCTCTCCGGAAGAGGCGGAAGCGCAGATCAGGAATCCGATCGAAGATCAGGGGCATGACGAGCCGTGGATCTGGAGATACAAGGACCTGCGCAGCTGGTGGTCGAATCCGCATCACGAACGGATCGGAGGTGTGCGTCAACCCAACCCGACCGATTGGGTGCCCGGATCGAAACCGATCTGGTTCACCGAGTTGGGGTGTGCGGCAATCGACAAGGGCACGAACCAGCCGAACAAATTCCTGGACCCGAAGTCATCGGAATCGTTGTTGCCCGCGTATTCAAACGGGCTGCGCGACGACTTCATTCAGGTTCAGTATCTGACGGCGATGCTTGGCTATTGGAGCGATCCGAAGGTCAATCCGATCTCGGACATCAACGGCGCGCCGATGGTGGACATGGCAAACGCGTATGTCTGGGCATGGGATACCCGTCCGTTTCCGACCTTTCCGAACCTGAAAAGCCAGTGGGACGATGGCGAGAACTATCCCAGAGGGCACTGGCTTAACGGTCGGTCCGGGTCTCGCACGTTGGCCTCCGTGGTGACCGAAATCTGCCACGGTGCAGGTGTCACGGATATAGACGTCTCTGGTCTGTACGGTGTGGTCCGCGGGTATGTCATCGAAGACGTGACGAACGCTCGTTCCGCCTTGCAGCCGCTGATGCTGCGCTATGGGTTTGATGCGATCGAAAGGGATGGAGTGTTGAAGTTCCAGATGCGCGACGGGTACGGCGCGGTTGCCTTGAACCCCGACCATCTGGCGATCAGCAGTGATCTTGAGGGCACGGTTGAACACCGGCGTGAGGCCGAGGCCGAAATGACCGGGCGCGTTCGTCTGCGCTTTGTTCAGTCGGACGCGGATCATGATGTCGTCGCGGAAGAGGCGGTTTTGCCCGATGATCGCACCCATTCCGTATCTGTGAATGAGATGCCTCTGTCCATGACCCGTACCGAAGGGCGGCAAACGGCCGAACGCTGGTTGAGCGAAGCCAGAGTTTCCCGTGATACGGTTCGGTTTGCGCTTCCGCCGTCTCAAATGCACCTGGGGGCAGGGGATCTGGTTCGTTTGACAGATGCTGAAACCGGGCCGGTGTACCGGATCGACCGGTTGGAATCCGCCGACCTGCAACTGGTTGAAGCGGTCCGGATCGAACAGGGCGTGTACAAAGCGTCCGAATTGAACGACGACCCGGCAACGGTCAAACCATATGCGGCGCCGGTCCCCGTGCTGCCGGTTTTTCTGGATCTGCCCTTGATCACGGGGGCCGAGGCCCCTCATGCGCCCTATCTGGCCGTTACCGGAGATCCGTGGCCCGGGGCGGCAGCGGTCTATTCCTCGTCCAGCGACGATAGCTATCGCCTGAGCGACGTCATTGCCCAGCGGGCCGTGGTCGGCGTGACCGAAACACCGCTGAGGCGCGCCAGTGCCGGTGTCTGGGATGAGGGCCCTGCCTTGAAGGTCAAACTGCTTGCAGGTCAGTTGGAATCCCGCCCGCGCAGCTCGGTGCTGAATGGCGTCAATCTGGCTGCAATCGGTGACGGAACACCCGGTAACTGGGAGGTTTTTCAGTTCGCTGACGCGGCGCTCGAGGCCCCGGATGTATACGCGTTGTCCGGGCGGCTCAGGGGTCAACTGGGAACAGACGCCTTGATGCCTGATGTCTGGCCGGATGGATCAGTATTCGTTCTGTTGAATGAAAGGGTGCAACAGATCAGCTTGCTGCGAAACGAAAGGCGTCTTGCCAAACATTATCGTATTGGGCCTGCGACCCGCGGCTATGATGACCCGTCCTATCAACACCTGATTGCCTCGTTTGCAGGCAACGGATTGCGCCCCTATGCGCCTGTGCACATGCGGGTTCGGTCTGGTGCCGCCGGGGATGAGCTTGCGTGGATCCGACGTGCCCGAACGGATGCGGATGACTGGTCGGGGCTGGAGATTCCCCTGGGCGAAGAAAACGAATCCTACCTGGTCCGTGTCATTGCGGGTGGAACCGTTCTGCGTGAAGAACTGACATCCGAACCAAGGTGGACCTATTCGACAGCCATGAAAGCGGCGGATGGTCAGTCCGGGGTCTATGAGGTCGAAGTGGCCCAGGTATCTGCTGTATTCGGACCGGGTGCTTGGTCGCGTCTTGCGGTTGGGCAAGCTGCCTGA